CTCATTTTAAACACACACCAAATTTTTGACTTTTTTACCAAAAAATTTAGAAAACAAAAACAAGGAGGTTTTAAATGGCGAAAGATACCAAAAGTAACAAAACCAAAATTGCGGACGGCGAATATAAGCGACTTATTGACCTTTACAAAAGCGCCAATGTTGACGAGGTTAAGTTAAAAATCAACGATAGTTTGATACGCAAGGTGGCGGAACTTTATGCAATTTTGGAGTCAATGAAAGATTTACCGACAATTTTGTTTAATCCTAAAAACCCAAACGACCAAAAAGAAACTGCGGCGGGTAAAGCGCGTGTAAAATATATGGCACAATACACAGCGTCAATGCAGAAGTTAAATAAAGATTTATTGGGAGCGCTAGTCGTTGACGACGACGAACTTGCAGACTTTGACGGCGAATAATTGGGAAATTATAAACCCCGATATAGTGCCAATTGACGGGTGGCAAGTTTTAAACGAAGAAATAGACGGCAAGCATAGTTTTTTGATTGAATATTATAAACGCTGTCGTAATGGTGAAATTATTATCGGGCGTGAATTGAAAACCACCCTTGAAGGTTTAATACAAGACATCTTTTTACACAATGATATTTACCATTTTAAGTTGGACGCGGCACATAAACGCATTAACTTTATTGAAACGCAGGTCAAGCATTTTGAAAGCCCATTTGCAGGCAAACCGTTTATTTTAACGCTTAATCAAAAAGCGGTGACGGAGGCAATATTTGGTTTTTATGTTTTTGATAACGAACTTTTAGGCGGCGGGCGTTGGGTGCGAAGATTTAAAGAGGTTTTATTGCTTATAGCCCGTAAAAATGGTAAAACACCTTTTACGGCTGCACTATGTCTTGCCGAGTGGGTTTGTGGCGAGGCGGGTCAAAAAATAATGTGTGCGTCAAACGATTACGAGCAGGCTGCATTGATATTTGACTGCATTAACAACTTCCGTGAAGAGTCGCGCGCACTATGTAAAGTGACCCGTAAAAATGTAAAAGGCATATTTTTTGGCAATCCGCGTCAACGCAAGAAAACAGGCAAGTTTTCTGCCCAAAACAAAGGAACTATCAAAAAAATGTCTGCAAGAGCAGGTGCAAAAGAAGGTCGTAACTTAAAAATCGTTATTGTGGACGAAGTCCACGAAATGAAAGACAGGTCAACGGTTATGCCGTTAAGGTCGTCACTCACAACGCAGGACGAGCCATTGTATTTTGAAATTACAACCGAAGGTATTGTGCGTGACGGATATTTAGACGAAAGACTTGTTGACGCTCGCAAAGTTTTAAAAGGCGAAATTGACCGCCCGCGTTGGCTTGTTTGGCTTTATACCCAAGATAGTGAGCAGGAAGTTTGGAACGACGAGTCAAGTTGGCAAAAGTCAAATCCAATGTTGGGCGTGGTTAAAAAAATAAGTGATTTACGCGACCTAGTGGAAGAGGCACGCAACAATGGCGCGCAAAGAGCCTTTACACTAGCCAAAGAATTTAACATCAAACAATTATCGTCAACGGCTTGGTTAGAGGAAAAGTACATTGTAAACACATCAACATTTGATTTAGACGATTTTAAAAACTGTTGGTGCATTATCGGTGTTGACTTGGCGGAAACAAACGACCTTTGTGCCTGCACTTTCCTTTTTATGAAACCAAACGACCCGATTAAATACTTATACACGATGTATTTTGTAACATCTGCCAAAGCGGGTGACGGACAATCCACCGACTCACCAACCAACCCCGAGCATAAGGATTATAAGCAATGGGCTGACGAGGGGTTGTGTAGAATTGTTGACGGCAATGTAATTGACGACGATGTTGTAGCAAAATATATTTGGGAAATTTACCAAAATTACGGCATACGCCCTTATCGTGTAGGATACGACCAATGGCACGCAAAAGAATTTGCAAAGATAACTGCTCAACATTTTGGCGACTCTGTGCCTGTCAAAGTAAAAATGACTTATGAAGTGCTAAATACGCCAACAAGAACGGTTGAGGAAGATTTACGCGCAAGACACATCAATTACAATAACAATGAGATTTGCCGTTGGTGTTTTCGCAATACGGCGGTTAAGCATAACAATATCGGTTTTGTAATGCCTGAAAAAATAAGCGGCTATATCGGTAACAAAATTGACGGCACAATGTCAAAAATCATTGCTTATGCAACATTGCGTGGGTGTAAAAGCGCATTTTTAACAAAAATTGGAGGTTAATTATGAAAATTGACACATTAAAGCAAATGCAAGACAAAAATAAACCCAATATGGCGGTTTATCAACGCGAGGTGCGTTGCCCTGTACACAATTGTTTGATTGGTAAGTATGATTTGCGCGTTGGTTGCATAAATACCACATATTTTTGCCCAAAATGCGGGATTGAGTACACTTTTACGATAAAAGGTAAAAAAAATTAAAAAATTTTGTCACAAACGCTTGACTTTACGATAAAAAGTGTTTTAGACTTGTTTTAGAATTTAATATTGCCCTGCGGGGCGTGTACTCCAACAAGTAAACAATCGTAGCAATTTAATTTGCCGAAATCCTTGCGAAATTAGGAATTAAAAAAGCGGTTACATTGTAGCCATAGCGATTTGATTGTTTGCGCTATAAAGTTAAGTGAGTCGTCAAATTTAGGTTAAACCTATTTTTGTCGGCTCACTTTTTGTTTTGGAGGTAAAATTTTGGGAACTTTAAAAAACGCGATACAAAGTTTACTTGGGTGGGATAAAGGCTTGACATATAACAGCAAGTTTATAACAGCAAACAAGGTTGTGTTTTCCTCTTATGGCAACGATATACACATTAACGATATGGTTAAAACAGCAATACACCGTGTGGCGGAGGCTGTATCAAAATGCGAAATAAAATCGGTTATAGAAAGAAAAAATCCAAGATTAACCGAAGTTGCCGACGACGATATTAACGCTGTTTTAACATCAAGGATAAATCCACTTTGCACGCTTAAAGACTTTTTATATAAAATAACCTATTTAACCCTAGTGCATAAAAATTGTTTTATTTATTGGCAATATGACGAAGTGCCAATTGAAGGTACAAAATATGTGCGTCGTGTAACAAAAGCGTTATATCCAATTGAGGCAGCAAATGTAAAAATCTATACACTTGACGGTGAGTTGCGTATTGAATTAAGCAACCCAACAAACCAAATTGTTTTAGATATGCCATACAGTGATGTTATCCATATTCGCCATAGTTACGGTGCAAATAAATATCTTGGTGGCGCAAGCGACGGAACTGCTGACAACCGCGATTTACTTTCTAACCTGCAAACAATGCACATTATCAAAGAGTCAATACCAAAAGCGTTGGAGGCAAGTTTATCGCTTAAAGGTATTTTGTCTATGAAAACCGTAGCGGACGCGGATAAAAAAACCGTAACGCGTGAGGAATTTGAAAATCACTTATTTGACAGCAAATACGGTATAGTTGCAACCGATTACGAAAGCGACTTCACCCCAATAAATATATCTGCAACCGATATACCAACAAATATTTTAGCGTTTTTACGCGACGAGATATTATCACCTTTTGGTGTGTCGCTGCCAATTTATTTAGGCAAGTACACTGACGACGAATACACCGCATTTTATCAAACAGCAATTGAAGGCATATTGATTGAAATTCAACAAGCAATGAAAGTTGTTTTATTTACCGATAGGCAATTAAGTTATGGACATACAATCAAATTTTACGATAAATTGGTGCAATCGCTATCGTTTGATAGACGACAGCAAATTGCCGAAATGACAAAAGAGGACGCATTGTTATCGCGCGACGAGCGCCGCGAGTTGCTAGGATATGAGCCTGACGGCGAGCCAACGCGTGTATCACTTAACTACATTGACACAAATATTGCCAATCAATATCAACTTGAAAATTTAAAAACATCAAAACCACAGGAGGTAGAAAATGCCACAAATTAACGAAATAATCCGCAGAAGTGCGCCAAGTGAATTACAACCCGTAAATATAAAACCGTTAGAAGGTGTTATTGAGGGTTACCCAATAGTATTTAATCAACGCACGGCAATTGGTGATTTTTTCTTTGAAGAAATTGACCCACACGCACTTGACGAGGCGGATTTAAGCGACATTAAATTTTTAGTTAATCATAACGACCAAATGATACCGCTTGCACGCCATAGGCGCGGCAAACGGTCAACAATGGATATTGCCATTGATAATATCGGTATGAAAATTAAAACCGTACTTGATATAGAAAATAACCACACATCAAAAGCCCTCTGCTCTTCCGTTGAGCGTGGCGACATTGAAGATATGTCGTTTGCGTTCGGCATTTTGGTTACAGGCGAAGAGTGGAGCGACCTTGATAAAGATATGCCAATTAGGCGTATCACAAAAATTGGGAAGGTCTTTGAGGTTAGCGCCGTAAATGACGGTGCGTACCCTCAAACTTCAATATCTGCCCGCTCGGCGTCGTTGGATAACGAAAAAAGTGCGTTGGATAACGCCCGCGCCGTAGCGTTGGAAAACGAAAAAAGGGCAGCAGAAAAAAGGGCGCAAGCAGACTTGCTGCTAGCAAAACAAAAATTTTTATTTATGGAGGAATTAAAAAAATGACACTTGAAGAACTTATCGCAAAAAGACAAGAACTCTTGTCACAAGTAAACAATGCTGACGCAGAATTGTTTGCAAAAATCCAAGAAGAGGTTGCAAAAATTGACTACCAAATTGAGGAAACTGAAAAACAGGAAGAAAACGAACGCAAAAAAGCAAAGGTTGAGGCTGAAACCCGCGCTGCTCGTACTCCTAACCCAAAATCAAACGACGATGTAGTTTTGTTTGATACCAAAGAAAGCCGCGCAAAAACCGAAACAATGAGCAAAGAGGAAGAATTACGCTTTGCAAAAATTGCTTTTGGTAAACAAGTAAGAAGTGTAATCACAAATACACCAATTGAATTAAGCGCAAAAGAAAAAAGAGCACTTGGCGTTGCTGTTACAACAACTAGCACCACATATACTGCACCAAGCGAAAGTGCGAACGGTGTAAACAATGGTGGTGTATTTATCCCACAAAATGTACTTTACGACCTTTTGGAACTTGAAGAAAGCGACAGTCCTTTCCTCAAAGATGTTGCACCAAAAAATATCAAAGGTGCTTTGATTTTCCCTTATGTTGTTGAGTCAAGCAATGGCACGGGCAAAGGTAAAAAAGAAACCGTTGCTGCTAACGACCGCTCAATCAAATGGGGCAAACTTACACTTGCACAAGGCAATTATCCACTAACTATTGAAGTTACAATGGAATTACTTGCAATGACCGACGAAGATTTTGCAAATTACTTGCTTGAAGATTTAAGCAATGAGATTGATATGTTGCTTGCAAATGAGGCTCTTTATGGTACAGGTACTGACGATTGTATCGCAGGTGTAACAAAAGGCGCTATACAAGGCGCAGCATACACAGCGGGCGCAGAGGCTGACGCAATTAAGACAGGTTTGCTTGCGCTTTCAAAACGCGCAAGAAAAGGCGCAAAGGTTTATGTATCACGCTCAATGGCTTTAACAATGGCTTTTGAAAAAGACAAAGACGGCAGATATATTTTCCCAATCTACAATAATGACGGTATTACATCAATTGCAACCGTGCCTGTTGTTGTTGAGGAAGAATTGGCAGACGGTGACTTCTTAATTGGTAATGCTAAAAATTACATCTTAAATTTTGTAAAGCATACCGAAGTTTACCCTGAACTTCACGGCAAAACTCGCGTTATTGAATATACCGCACATCTTATGGTTGCAGGTAAAGCAGCACCAAATAAATTTTACTATGGCAAATTATCTACAACAAAACCAACTGAATAATGCTAAATGCGTTTAATTGGGTTTGCTGTGCGAGCCAAAATAAAATTGATTAACAATTAGGAGGTTTTTGCAATGGAAGAAGTTGACAAAATACTTTACAAATTAGGGTATTACGACAGCGACCCAAATAAAAAAGCAGAGATACAAGGATACATTGACGAGGCTGTTGAATTTATGAAAGATTGCGGCGTGCCTGACGATAAAATCAAAACCCAACGCGGTTATGCGATTAAATCAATTTGGGCGGATTGCCGAGATAAAGGCGACGACAACAACATCGTACGCAAAGAAGGTATGATTGTTGCTTTAATATCGCAATTAAAGAGGTAATCAAAATGGCTGAACAAAAAATCGTAAAAAAGAAACGCACCCTTGTTAAATTTGGTATCCAAACATCAAGTTATGTTGAGGGCGAAGGTGCTTGTACCGATTTTAAATTATTACAAGTACCTATCGGCTTTGACAAAGACGGTAAACAAATTATGACCGATTGTTTTTATTGTGAGTGGCTTGGAAGTTATGGCGCACTTGCAATACAACAACAAGCCGAAGGCATAATTCAACCTGCGCGCGTTCGTATGCCTTATGTAAAGGCTGTTTATAACGCTCTACAAAGCAAAAATGTAAAAATCTATAAAAACGGTAAGGACGACGAACAACATACATTTTGTTTAAATTCTGCCGCCGATAATTACATTGAAAGCAATAAAATGTTAGAGTTTCAAGTTAAAAGATACGAGGTAAAGTAAATGGATATAAGAACATTAACACAACAAATTTTGGATAGTGTTTTGCTAAATGACGGCATATTATCACATCACATTAGACGCGTTGAAGTTGACGAAATCAAACACGCAACAAAGAAAATAGCAGTCAACAAAGACGAGTATGTTGTTTATCGTGTTGTATCCAATAAAGGTCGCTGCTATGGTGACGGTAAAGCAAAGTTACAACAATATTACATTGATGTAAATTACTACTACTCTTTTGATAAAAACAGCAAGCGTTTTAAGGACGCGGATAAACGCATTAAAAAAATCACTCAAACATTTTTAGCCGATAGCAGGTTTAGACTTGCCAATGGGCAAAGTGACCTTTACGACCTTGATAATCCTTATCGGGGTATAAATATTGAGTTTTTATTTGTTGGGGTAAATGACAATGGCTGATAAAAATGTACAAGTTGAAGAATTTACAAAGGAATTAGATAAAATCCTTGCCGATTATATACACTCGTCATTTGAGCAAAGACAAACGGCATTACAAAAAGGTGCTGAAGTTTTTAAAAGTGCTATTGAAAATGCCACGCCGAAGGATACAGGCGGTATGGCTAAATCTTGGCAGATAAAAACCAAATACAAAGACCGACGATATGTTGGTAACACAAAAACCGTCAATGGTGGCGGCAAAGAAGGTATCCCGTTATCAAATGTATTGGAATACAAAGAAGGTAATAAACATTACGGGTTTATAAGACAAACATTTGACAATACCGAGCCGCAAATCTTTGACACAATAAAAAAATCATTATCAAATGGAGGAAAATAAAATGCCTGATAATAAAACACTTGTACGCTTTAATGTACAAAACATCAAATATGCTACACCAAGTGCAAGCGGTGGTTTTAACACCCCTGTTGCCTATGGTACAGCGTTAAAAATGGCTTTGCAAGCCGACTCGTCCGTTAAAAAAATATTTGGTGACGGTCGCCGTATTTGCTCTATTGTCAATGACAAAGGCAAAACAGGCACAATGACAACAAATAATGTTAGCGACGATTACGAGATTGCAATGGGCAGAAAAATTAAAACCGCTAATGGTCTTGCAGAAATCAAGCAGCAAAAAAATGTTGTACACGCAATTTATTTTGAAACCTGCGGGCTTGCAGAGGACGGGTCTATGCCAATTGCTAAAACTTGGTTGTATGGCGTAACATCGTCACGCCCTGACGAGTCTTTTGACCAAAACACCGACGACATCAACGAGTCAACTTTTGATACGCCGCTTGAAATGATAGGCACAAACCTACAAAATGCCGACGGAAGTAATTATAAAGACGAAAAAGGCAACGAAGTTATTGTATGGCAAATGACAGTAACGCCTGACGACGCCAATTATGATACTTTCGGTGATAGCGTTGTATTACCAAAAATGCCAAATGCAAATGCGGAGGGTTAATTAAATGATAAATACTAAATTGCCAATTATTAAAAAAAGCATTGACGAAAAGTCAAACAAACTAACAGTAATTGAAGATACAATCAATGTGGGCATAGACACATCTATTTTTGCAGAGGAGCGTTGGGCTGCTAACTTTCCTGCAAATGCAAAAAACGAAACTTTGTTTGCCTATATTGAACGCGTAAAAAATGCAGGACTTATAGAAAGCAAAGCACACATTTTGTCAAACCTTAAAGCACTTTACTGCTTTATGGAAGGCAAAGATATTGCCGACTTTAAGTCCTTTTGTCAATTATTTGATTTAGCCGACGCTGATTACCTAAACAAATTAGTTGATACTATGAAAAACATTTTTACACTTGTCTTAAATGCTAGTGCAGTTGACCAAAAAAACTAATTGAGCACAGCCAAAAACTTTTACGATTATATGAAAAAGTCAAAGCACCAACAAATCATAAAAGATTGGTTGTGCCGCGCGTTATATCAATATTACAAAAATGCGTTGAGCATAAAATCCAAGATTGCTTAATTCAAAGGCTGCATTTTAACGATTTGTATGTATTGCTGTTATCGTTAGATATTGCAAACATAGAAGAACAAATTAAACAAAAAAATAAAACAGCAATGAAAAAACGCAACATTGAAATACACGACATATCGCAAAACGAGGCACTTAAATTTTTAAAAGGAGGATAACCTAAATGGCTAATACAATAAGAGGTTTAACCGTTGAAATTAGCGCTGACGCGTCAAAATTTAATAAACAAATGAGCGCTGTTCGTAAAGACTCTAAAACAACGCAAACCGAACTTAATGCCCTCCAAAAAAGTTTACAACTTAATTTTGACGATAAAAAATTTGCGCAAGCACAAAAGAAAGCGCAAGAGGCAATTGATGTTACCGCCGATAAAGCAAAATTGTTACGCGATAGATTGGAATTTTTGGAAAAAAACGGAAATGCCGACACATCACATTATAGGCAAATACAAAGCGAACTTGCACAATGTGATTTAGAGGCACAACAACTACAAAATCAATTAGAAAAAATTAACCAAATAAAATTTAACAATCTTACAAATAACATAAAAAATGTTGGTGACGGATTAACACAAGCGGGCAAAACACTTGCACCATTAAGTGCAGGTGCAGCCGCTACATTATCTGCATTTGGTGCATTAGGATTAAAAGCAGCAAGCACAGGCGCACAAATTGACGATTTATCATTGCGTTTTGGTGTGTCTGCTGAAAAAATCCAAGAGTGGCAATACCTAGCCGTGCAAACGGGCGTAGATGTGGAAGTGTTTAACAAAGCACTTGTTAAAGCGCGTGCGTCTATGTTGGATTTAGCCACAGGAACGGAAAACAACGCGACAAAAGCAATGCAAAATTTAGGTTTAAATATCAATAATTTTGCAAATAGCGAGGAAATGTTTGACGGCGTTATAAATGCACTTGCAGGTATGAGCGATAAAACCTTACAAGCCGCGTACGCCAATGAGATTTTTGGCGATAAAATAGCCAATCAAATGATACCATTTTTAAACACAGGCAAAGACGAATTGCAACAATTTAAAGACGAATTTGCCTCAATGAGTACATTATCAAATGAACAGGTAAGCGCACTTGCAAAACTTGACGATACAATCTTTTTATTAAAAGAGTCAATCAAAAATGTTGCTTTACAAATTGGTGCGTCTTTTACGCCATTGCTTAAAAAACTTGCGGATACCTTACAAAACAATTTGATACCAAAACTTCAACAATTAGCCGATTGGTTTAATTCTTTGACATTGTCACAACAAGAAATGATTGCAAAGGCTTTGTTGCTTGTTGCTGCCCTTGCACCTGTATTGGCTATCATTGGCAAACTTACATCGGGTGTTGGTAATTTAATTAGTATGTTACCAAAATTAGGTGCAGCATTGTCAAGCCTTGCAGCAAATCCAATAGTGCTTATAATTGCCGCAGTTGCCGCAATTTTATTGCTATTATACACAAGATGTGAGGCGTTTAGAGAAAGTATTAACAATCTTGTTAGCGTGCTTATGGGTGCATTACAACCAATATTACAAATAGTAATGGAATTGTTATCAACCCTTATGGAACTTTTAACGCCAATTATTGACACTTTGGGTCAAATGCTTGCTGTTGTAATTGATATTGTTGTAAATGCCTTATCGCCATTTTTTGAAATGCTATCGCTTATTTTTAACCTTATACAACCGTTGTTACAAATTGCTTTGATACCGTTACAACTTGCCTTAACAGCCTTATCCGTACCATTAAAAGTACTTGGGCAATTACTAGGTTGGTTGTCGCCACTATTTAAGGCATTTGCAAACATCGTCAAATCGGTATTTACGGTTGTTATCAAAATAATCAACTTTGTGCTTGGTGTTGTTGAGGACGCAGTCAACTTTTGTATCCGTATAATTAACAAACTCATTGACGGTGTAAACTCGGCTCTTGGTTGGCTTGGCGTACACATCAATAGAATTGGCGAAGTTAAATTGCGCGTGGACGCAGGCGAAATTGAGGACATTGACGATTTAACAATGGATACAACCCCGCCCGACCAAACTTACGATAAGGTGGATACAGGCAATACCACAGGTGATATTTATAACAACGATTATAGTACCAATACCAAAACACAAAATGTTACTGTCGTAGTCCAAAATTACGGTGAAGATGTAGATGTTGACGAACTTGTGCGTCAAATCAATATGAAACTTGCGGAGGCGTTATAATGAGAAAATTTTATTTGCATACAATCAATAAATCAAAAACATTTGATTTAAACACCGACGCAGCACTTGCGACCGAGCCAACAGGGCTTGGTAATGCGTTTGATATTGAATATAAGAAAAGCGAAAAAGGACAACACCTTGTCAATGTCAAACCAAACTTTGACCCAATAAAGTTAAAAATATATTTTAACGCAAACAACACAAATGCTTACCTGAATTATAAAAGTTTATTGTCGTTTTTGGCAGAGTGCGGCACATCGGTATTTTTATTTGAATACAACGACGGCATAACCGACAAATTTTGTGAAATAGTATCAAAAACATTACCAAAAAGCGAAATTGACACCGAAGGTGTTTTTGTTGAGGAATTTGTTTTTGAACGACAAACATATTGGTACGAAGAAGTTGCCGAACGATTTGCTCTTAAAAACACAAGTGAAGTTACCTCAATGTTTCCGCTTTCCTTTCCGTTTGGGTTTGCAGGTAAAGTATTGCAAAAGCGTTACAAAATTATAAACAATTTTTATATGGACGCGCCCATAACAATACTTATATCGGGCAATTTAAAAAACAACATTAACATCTATATTATGACACTTAATGAAAAGATTGTCGGGCAAATTCAACTTTCTACCAACAATACTGAAGGTACGGAAATTATCATTGAGCCAACAACAAAAAAAATAAGTGTTATAAAAAACAATCAAATTACAAATGGTTACGCTCTAACCGATAAAACCAAACAATCGTTTTTATATTTGCCACAAGGTGAATATTTTATCGGGTCAAATATTGACGACGAAGATACAGGCAAAATTGAAATATCTATCAAGCGATATTTGTTTGATTAAGGAGGTGTGAAATGTACATTGCTTTATATACCGAAAATAAAAACCACATAACAAATGTAAATAACACCACTTATGATTTGACGCAACGCGTTTACGACAATGACTCTTTTAGTGCTGAAGGTATATCAAACATTGATATTAACGACGCTAAAATTGCCGTTTTAAACGACGATAACGGCAATTATCAATATGCTTGTTTTGTTGATAGTATTAAGCCTGATAACGATAAAAGAACTATCAAAGGGCTTGACTTTAAAACATTATGGGATACCGAAGTTTTGTTGGATTACACCCCCGAAAATAGTTTTGACGGTAAATTGTCTGCTATTTTTGAAAAAATTAAAAATTTGGTATTTAACGATGTTGATGTTGCCGTTAATACAATCCCTGTGCAGGTTAATATACCAACCGACGAAACCGACACAACGGAAACTTACGGCTCTTATCAAGGCACATACCAATTTGTAAACGCTTACAAATTTTTAAAATGTTATCTTAAATATTACGAATATAACATTGAAACAAAATTTGATATTAGCGAAGGTAAAATTGTTTTTGATTTTGTTAAGTGTACAAGCGTTGTATCGGTCAATTTAAGCGATTTTATACACGAGTTGACAACTACATCAACCGCGACAAATAAAACGGTTGCAACTATCAAATACAATGTAGAAACGCCCGAAACTGACGCTGACGGCAATATTATTTACACCGATGTACAAGCACAAGACGACGACGGCAATTTGTTATATAACGACGACGGCTCGCCGCAATATATACCAAAATATAAACCTCGCCCCGATACGCTTGCAACGCGATATTACTATCGCACCAAAAACAATGATATTGTGCAGGGCGATAAATACGGCAAGTTAAACGGTAGCGCAATTGACGGCAGATTATACCCCGTACAAACAAAGTGGTTTGAGGCTGAATATTTAGCCGACGCACAATTTAATGCGGTTTATGAACTAGCCAACGCGCGTTATGTTGACAACATTGTAATTGATAACAATATTACCCTTGACCCGATAGACTTTTCAATTTATGCGCTATACACAAAAGTTGAGTTGTATTACGACGGCAAGTTGTATAAGACCTTGCCAATAAGTGAAAAGCGAACGACTTTAAATTCTAGCGGTTTAAATACCCAAATTAAACTCGGTTTTAAAAAAATACTTTTAACCGAAATTATTAAAAATTAAGGAGGATAACCAACAATGATAAAACCTGTAACCTTTCAAGGTATATCAAATTTTAAAGCAAACTTATATGCGTTGGAAGTAAAATCGCGTTTTATAGACCAAGCAAACGCCAATGGATATTACAAAAACTATGGTAGCGAACTTGCAGCCGTTGTTATTGGTGAAACTATCCAAGTTGGCACAGGTGCATTTGTGGTACAAGGTCGTATGAGCGAAATTACAATTGCAGAAATTGTTACACCAAGTATCGTAAACGGCAATGTTGGGTATGTGTGTTTAAGATGTGAAACATACCACCCAAGCGACGAATATAACACGCGTCTTGTTGTTTATACCGCTGCGACGCTTAACGAAATAGAACTCACACAAGAGGACACATACCAAAACGGCGCAGACGAAACAAACAAAATTTACGAGTTGCCTATATATTCATTTGCAATATCAAATGGCGCTATAACCAATTTAACAAAATTGATTGAGCCTTGCGGTGATTATGAAAAATTAAAGGCAATTGCAGACGCAGCCGTTGCTGCTGCGCAAAATGCGGTTGAAACGGCTAACGACGCCAATACAAAGTCGCAAAATGCGGTTGAAACGGCTGGCAATGCAGATAGCCAATCACAAACCGCGATAAATACGGCAAATGCAGCAACGCAAACCGCACAACAAGCCTCAAACGATGTTACAAGACTTGAAGGCGTTGTTGACGAATTTGTTGACCGTATTATTGATAAGCAAGGTACTAGGGTTGTTAAAGGTGATACATCATTAACAACACTTGAAGTTGCCGAAACACCAAAAGCGGACGCTGCTGCTCTATACGATAATAAAGGTAATATCAAATCTAGCAAGCCGCTTGCCGACAATGATTGCGTGCGATTGATTGACCTTGAAAACTTACTTTGCGGCGGCGGTTTTGACACATCAATCTATATTGACGATAACCACACCCCATTATTAGATAACAATAATAATGCGGTAATAGCAAACTTAAAAATTTAAAAAAAAGGAGCAAACACAATGGGTAGAGTTAAAGATTTACCGACGGGTAATCCGTCAAAAGAGGCTTTCCTGCTTTATGACAGCGAAAGCAACGGCACAAAAAAAGTGCCAATTGCAGATTTAGCGCTTGCCGCGCTAAAAACATCAAATCACAACGCTGCGGGCTTTCACAATTCAATATATCGTGGTGTAAATTTAAAAACACATTGGGGTTTAAGTACGGACGCGGCTGTTGTAAACAAAGTCGTTGAAAACATACAAAACGGAACTTTTGAGGACTTGTTTATTGGTGATTATTTTAATGTATCAATGACAACAAGTTTTGGAGGTACGGAAAATGTTGTTTGCGTTATCGCGGGTTTTGATATTTACCTAAACTGCGGTGACGGCGACAATTATTTAAAGCAACATCACGCAATAATTGTACCGCGCGATTGTTTTGCTACAACATCACAAATGAACACAAGCGACACATCGTCAGGCGGTTATCACGGTTGCAAATTACGCAACGATGTATTGCCTGTATATGCAACAGCGCTTAAATCCGCGTTTAATAATCACATTATTAGACACCGCGAATTACTATCAAAAACCGTTAATACAAACATAGTTAGTGGCGGTTATGGCGGTTGGACGGGTGCGTCTAGCGAGTGGGATTGGTACGATAGCGATATTGAACTTATGAGCGAGTGCGAAGTTTACGGCGCGACAATCAATTCGTCGTCACGCTTTGACACAGGCATTGCTAAAACACAATTACCATTATTTAGATTAAACCCCGCTATGATACAAGCAAACAGGACGGGTGCAGGTCGTCAATGGTATTGGCTTAAAGATGTTGCCGACTCTCACGGTTTTTGCGGTGTGTACCACAACGGTTGTGCTAACCATCTTTGGGCTACTAACAGTCTCGGCGTTCGCCCACGCTTTTTAATCGGGTAATCAAATAATCTACCGCCGTTTTGGCGGTAGATAAAAAACAAAAAACAAGGAGTCTTATATATGTCTGTACCAAAAAGTCAACGCAATCAATCCGTAATGGAATTTTACCACAACGCATTAAATTTAAGGCACGAGATAACGGCTTTACTGCTCCGCGACTTTGGATTAAAAAAGAAAATCCGCACCGTTGAAATATTAGTCAAAATGTATGATATAGACCCTGCGGACAAACAAACACTTACCTCAATTTTAAATAAATACAAAATGGACTCGTCTATTATTGACGAGTACCCGTCTTGGCTTATTGCAGAATTTAGGCAAACCATACTTGGTATTTTACGCGATATGTCGCTAAATATCAAAATGGCAAATAGTATCTATATACAAACCAAAGAGGAGTACACCGAGCGTCGTTTATTTTGGGATAAAGCCATTGGCAATTGTCAACAGTTGCTTGCAGAAATGCAATTTGTTATTGAAACACTACCTGTTGACACCGAGAAATATATGCGATATGTGGGTATGATTGACAAACAAATCAACCTGCTAAAAGGTGTAAGGAAGGCAGACAATAAGGCTTTGGGTAAACTTTGACATTTGGTTGCCGACTCTCACAGTTTTTGCAATGTGAACAACAACGGTAATGCTAACAATAATTGGGCTACTAACAGTAACGGCGTTCGCCCACGATTTTTTAGATGTGCAGTAATGTAGGTTATCACCGAAAGCACATCGGGAAAAAGGAAAGTTTATCCCTCCCGTATGGGTAAATAGATATTTTAGCGGTCAAATAAGTTTGATACCGCAAATTGATTGGAGGCAAGGTTATGAGCGATTTAGAAAAAGTTTACAACGCAAACGCTTTGATTTTATCCTTTGAAAAGTGCAAGAAAAACACTTCGTGGAAAGAGTCAATCCAAAAATACGAGGCAAATTTACTTTTAAATACTTATAACCTGCAACAATCAATAATAAACAAGACGCATAAGCAAATACCGCCGTTTGAGTTTGATTTATGCGAAAGAGGTAAAATTAGACACATTAAAGCAATCCATATAACCGATAGAGTGATACAACGGTCATTATGTGACAACTTATTATTACCAAAATTAAAACCATATTTAATTTACGATAATGGTGCGTCACTAAAAAATAAAGGCGTTGGATTTGCAAGAGAAAGAATTAAAACTCACTTGCACAAATATTACAAAAAATATGGCGCTGAAGGTTATATCTTACTTGTGGACTTTTCAAAGTATTTTGACAATATAGACCACACAAAATTGCTTAACTATTTACAAAACAAAATGGATAGCGAGGCATTTGAATTTATAAAACTTCTTATGGAAGATTTTAAAATTGATGTGTCATATATGACGGACGAGGAATTTAAAAACTGCCACAATAAGTTATTTAATTCGCTTGAATATGAAAAAATAAACAAAAATTTAAAAACGGGCGATAAATTTATGCGTAAATCAATGGGTATTGGCAGCCAAATATCACAACTTGCAGGAGTGTTTTATCCACACCGATTAGACAATTACTGCAAGATTGTAAAAGGCTTAAAGTTTTACGGTCGCTATATGGACGATGTGTACATCATACACAACGACAAGGATTATTTAAAACGCTTGCTTATTGAATTACAAACAATTACTCAAAGTCTTGGCATTTTTATAAATCCCAAAAAGACACGCATTGAAAAACTACAAAAATTTACCTATTTAAAATTGCACTACTCTTTGTTGGATAATGGCAAGGTTATTGAAAAAACAACCAATGAAACCTTCCGCAGGGAGCGCAGACGGCTTAAAAAACTAAAACGCAAATTAGACAACGGCAAAATGACTTTTGCGGAAATCTTAAACAGTTATAAATCTTGGCGCGGTAGTGTTAAGATTTACGGCAATCATTACAGGATTTTAAAAATAGACAACTATTTTAACCAAATTTTTAATCAAAAGGAGCAAATAAACTATGATTAACGAAAAAGAAAACGACAAAACCAAAATTTATCAACAAATTGTGGATTTAAAAAGTCAACTTACAAGCCACGAAAGCCCAATCGGCGATTGGAAAGGTATAAAACAACGCGAGTTTGTTGATTTGGGTTTAACCCCGCCATATAGCGAGGAAGATATGAAAGAATATCACAAAAAGCGTCAAGCAGTAAGAGCCAAAATTAACGAACTTGAAGAACTTATCAAAAATTAAATTTAGGAGGGTAAAAAATGGACTTGAAAAAAGATTTTGAAGAAATCAAACAAAGTATTGATAACGAAAATGTTAACAATAATCAAGCCGAACAGCAAGCCGATACCGAATATATAAAAGCAAAAGCAGCGGCGGAAGTACACGAAACCGCTTTAATTGCACAAGACCCAACAAAAGCGCTTAACACTAAATTAAACTTGAAAGTTGCCGAGCATATAGACCAATCACCTGAAGTTGCAAATAAAATATCACAAACCGCCGACAAATTGGTTGATAAAGGCTTAAAAGCCTAAGAAAACAAGGCAACGGCACAAGTTATATCAAGTGAGGACGAAACCATTAAAGCGGATTTTGACAAAAACAAAGACGAGTATTTGTATCACGGCATAGACCACAAAATTGACGCTAAATGGAAACGCACAATGTTATTGCGTATCAACGATGTGTGGTTTGTTATTTGGGCAATTATAAGTTGCTTTACCATTGTGCCTGTAAGTACCTTTTTGAGCCGTATTAAAGCGCTAAAAGGTATTGTTAAAGGCGTTGCAATTGTACTTGGTATTTGCTTAATACTTGCCATTTTAGGTGGCGTTACCTATGCAATATTAAGGCGTTGCGGTGTATTTGGTTAAACGCGGCAAGTCCGCTTTAACATAGTGACTGTTGCGAAATAGACACACAAAAATCTATAAAAGGAGGAGTTAAGGTTATGGAAGAAAACAAAATTGTAATCGTTAGTGACGATAGCAATGTAATCGCTTTTGACGACATTACTATCAAACACGATACTGTTGACCGTGCCGAAGTTGCCGAAATCAAAGAAGAAATAAGCAACCTTGAAAGTCAAAAAGTATCAATTGACGAAAAAATTGTTGAACTCAAAGCAAAAATTCTTTACGCTGAAAAAATTATTGCTATTGCTGACGCACAAGTTGCCGCAAAAGCAGAAACCGAAAGCGTACAAGAAGATGTGCCTGTTGAAAGCGACGGCGAAGAAATCCAAGAAGAAACCGAAGTTGAAAGCGAGGAGGATTAAAACAATGTTGGAAACACAAGCACAAGAAGTTATCGCTTGGGCAATGAAAAAACTTGACTCATACGATAACGAAAAAAAATTGTATAACATATCTGCGATTATACTTTCAATACTTGATGTTATTTGTGGTGTGGTAGCGATATTTTATACAAGTATGATTGTCACATCGGTTGTGGCGTCAATTGTTTGCGGTACAATATGGAGTGGGCGCTGTATTCAACTTATTAAGGCGGAGCGTTTAGCGAAGTCATTAAAGGTTTTATCAACAGCGAGCATTGCATATATAGCCGTTAGAAAAAAAAGGAGCGAGTATATGAAAAAACTATTGCAAAATATTAAAAATAACCCACTTACCATTATTTTTGCACTTTTAGGTGGCGGGATTATGGCTTTCGCAACTTTTAAACTCGCTCAACTATATTTTATCAACTTACCACAATATTTATACTTTATTTTTGCTGCACTTGCTGCAATTATAACAATTATATTGGTTGTGGTGCTTGGTTGGGATAGTGTCAAAACCGCAATATTAAGAAGTGCCAAGAAAAATTTAAACGACGATAATTACAATAAAGTTGTTGAATTGGTAGGAACTTTGGAAAATGCGGAGGCGGCGGCTAAACAAGAGCAGGCTGAAAGCGCTAAAAAGTTGAAAGATGTTGAGCAGGCAAAAGCCACTATTGCAAAGTACGAGGCACAAGTTGCCGAACAGGCAGCACAAAAAGAGGCTTACGAAAATGCAAAAAAGGTTATTGCTGAAAATGAAAAGCCAACCGAAACTGCCGACGAAACCGTGCAAGACGAATAAGTGCGTTAAAATTTAAAATAAAAAACACCGACAATATATCGGTGTTTTTTTATTTGATTACCCGATTAAAAAGCGTGGGCGAACGCCGTAACTGTCAATAGCCAAATGCTTGTCAGCAAAACCACCGTAACTACCCACACCGCAAAAACCGTGAGAGTCGGCAACATCTTTAAGCCAATACCATTGACGACCTGCACCCGTCCTGTT